AATTGGTTAATACAATATGCCCCAGATGATGATTTGATTAAAGGCAAAACACAAATACAAAACATGTTACAGCGGTGGTTCACCAAAGTTCCACAAAGAGAGAACACTAAGTCTGAAGATGGAAAAACAGAACTAAATATGGAAGGAGAAAATAACAGGTTAACTGTGTCTAGACCAGCTAGAGTTAGTCATGGTATTAATCAAGACGACATAAACGAAATTATGGCAGCACTTGTGGAATTAGAATTTGAGGGCCTAGAGCACAACAAGCGTTATAGTGTAATGCCAGAGGTTGAAGGTAACCCAAAATCACTTTCTGGAGTATCCAGGCTCGCTTTGTTAGCAAATGCGAAAAATTTATTTCAAGTGCGTGAACAGAACCGTGATGTAGTCCTGTGCGAAATGATTAATGACACAGTTGGGATACATATTCAAACCCTAACAATGTTTTCAATCTACGAAACGACAGGTGGGCAATTGGGACCGACGAAAGAAAACCTGTCTGATCAAATGAGTACAAGGGCAACTGAATCACTGTACAAACAAGCTTTTCAAAATCAATTTGATGACAAAGAGTATAGAGTGTGGCATGATGCAACAATCAACGCAAAAACCCCCATGTTCCACCGGTTTTTAAACACCGCTCAAGATGAAGGGGATGTGTATGACAGAAACATGTACGGTTCTACATCAAAGATTGACACCATTGCAGGATTTGAAACCAACGAATTTTGTGAGAATGAAGAGTATCATCCTAGACCAGTTGAAGCAGATGATTTGGAGGGTTGGTTAGAAGGACCTTACAACCCACCTGACCCTTCAGGAGAAATAACGCATAATGACCAATGGGTAAGCGATGCGCATCATCTGACTTACAACTATTGGGACAACAAGGAGTTGGGCCCTGAGTCTCTAACCATTAGAGGGCCAACAAAAGTTAAAGATTTCTCAGTCAAAGTTAAAAGTCGCAATTTTCAACCACACGTTACCAATAAATACACCATGGTACAATACCCTGTCTGCCCTAGAGACGTTAAAACTAAATATCCTTTTTGCACGTTAAACAGTGTGATGGATGTGTATGGAGCTAGAGAAAATGTGCAGAAAAATCGTTCTCCTTACACAATGCCCAAACCAGAAGAGGCCCCATATAAAGAAATATTACTAAATGTGAGTTTAGAAGTTGAAGACTTCGTTAAAACATATGCATCACCAGACTTCGGTGAATTGAGAAATGAATGGAAAAATAATTTATTAAGACCAGACCCTGATGACATTATCAAATGGCTTAAAGCCAGACCAGGGGATAGGAAAATATGGGAAGACCTCAATCTAATGTTAGATGAAGGAATTTGCTCAAAACCTCTTTCCAATATCAATGTGCACCCAAAACTTGAGTCATTGCTTAAGGGTTCACTAGAATTGGATCCAGGGAAGACCACTCAAGTGGATGCAGAAAACCGGGTCAGAATTATAGCTTGGCAGGACAAATGTGTCGCAGCTATATTTTCCCCAGTATTTATAAACGCTAAGAAACGTCTTAAAAGAATGCTCAAGCACAAAGTTATCTACACAGATGGTTTGACAGTTAATCAATTGTCAGCCAGAGCTAGATGCGTTGCTGTTGACGATAATGACATAATAGTAGAAGATGACTTGGCCAAACAAGACAGACAAACCACAGATGACTTGTTAGACATTGAATTCGAAATATATAGGTTACTTGGAGTTGACAACTGGGTATGCAATGTGTGGAGATCAGTACATTATTGTTGGAGGGCCAGAGCAGAATACTTCACTTTCACTTTATCTGAAATGAGACTCACAGGGCAGGCCACTACAGCACTAGGTAATGCCATAGTTAATTTATTAGTGCACAAAGAACTTGTTAGGAAGATGGGCCAAGCCTTAAAACTAATGTTAGTACTAGGAGATGACAATTTAATAATCAGTCAGGCAATGATAGATATTCACAAACACAGGAAAATATGCAAAGATAAATACAATATGATGAGCACAACCTCAATCAAGAAAGGAGTAGGTATTTTTTGCAGATTGTTACTTCATCAGACCAATTCAGGCACATACGCAATAGGTCCTGACTATTGTAGGTTATGCGACAGATTTCAAGTGACAAATGGAGTAAGTAATGTTAATGCTACCACATTGGCCGCCAGGAGAATGTCCTACATGGCCATGTTGGGTGACATCCCACAAGTACGGAATAACTTTGATGATGCCAACAAACTCAATTTAATAAGGTATTACAATCAAATGGAATTAGTGGCAGGACTGGTCACATACTATCGCAGTGACATGACATGGCCTTTGGACAGGCTCAACGCATTAATCAATATGATGAAGCAAAAACATGTTTGGCACCACAAATTTGAACACTGGGCCCACAAGAATGTAAGGCCAATCAAAAGAACCAACAAATAAATAATTGATGGCCAAATTGGAATATTAATTCGCACAATCAATTTAAATTTAGAGCATCAATCACAGCATAATCATAAACAATTCAGGAGCAAACTAAAATTGCTCATTCCAAGAAATTAACACACAATTGTGTGTCAAATTCTCAAAATTTAAGGCTCTAACTAAGTTAGTTAATATTGAACAACAAATTGCCC